TTAACACCAATTATTTTACACACCCACAAACTACGCCACACGACGCCGCTTACGCTTCACAGGCTCCATACCCAAACCAGCCACAGCCAACGTCACCGCACGCAAAGGCGCCAACGACACAGCCGCAGACCCCTCAGCCCACGTCCACGCCGTCTTAGACGAACCCATCAAACGACGCCGCGCAGTAAACGCCGCATCATCCAAAAACCCAGAACCCCCAGCAGCATGCAACACCTGAGGATCCGCCCCACCAAACTCATCACGCTGCGCCAAACGGTCATAAAAATCCTGCGTACCACGCGCCAAATCCTGCGTCGACGCCATCTTCACAGGCACACCAGCCGCAATAATATGAGGCGCCACAGCAGCAGCACCACCATACGAATCCATCACCACACCAGCCCACGCCTTAGACCGCTGATAACGGAACTTACACGTCTCCGGCAACCACGCCACACCCGCCTTCTGGTCCAAAATCTCAACCAAAACACGACCATCCTCCAACTCAGCAGCACCAGCAACCACCGCCATATCACGGTCACGAGTCACCTCAACCGCCAACGAACGACGCAACACAGACAAACCAGCAACATCCCCCGCATCAACCTCAGCAGCACGCCACAACTCCGGGCCAATAACAGCATCACCACCCTTCTCAGCCCACACACCCAAACGCTCACGCTTATACTGCTCCTCCGCATGCTCACGCATCGTCCGCAACTCAGCATTCTCAATCCACTCCCAATCCTGGAAATACCCCAACGACGGATTAGACTGCTGAACCGCCTCAACCGAATCCCACTCAAACTGGTCCAGCTGCGCCGACCACTCAAAATACGCCAACGTCTTCTCATCCTCCGGCGCCGACAACACACGCTCACGCAACGCAGACAGCACCTCAGACGACTCCATACCAGCCGACGACGTGTACCACAGCTGCGGACGAGGACGAGCCGACAGTGTAGGCATCAAATCCGACACAGTCTCCGTCGACAGGTTAAAAGCCTCATCCAGATAAACCGTGTCCCCCGACAAACCACGACCAGAACCACCCTGCCTGGCCAAAAACTCAATACGGTTACCGTTCCGCAAAATAATCGCAGTATTCTCCGTCGACGTAGGGCACGCCTGAACCTCCCCCTTCAAATCAGGCACACCCTCAATCAACTTCACCAAATCACGATGAGCCGCCCTAGTGGTCTTAAACCGGTGAGACGTATGAACCTGCAACTCCTCACCAAACAAAAACAAACCAGCCAACTGACGCGCCATAATCACAACATTCTTGCCATTCTGACGAGGCACCACCAGGCCAACCTCAAACGCAGCCCACCGGTCATGCTTCTCCCCCAAAGCATTCCGCAACACCAACTGCTGCCACGGCAACAACTCCAAACCAGCAACAGCAGCCAAATCAATAGCATCATCAGCAGCCGACGTATGCCACAACGGCGCCACAAAATGAGTAGGAGTCTGAACACCCACAGGCTCAGACCGAGCCGCCACAGGCGACTCAGGAACCCACAACCGAGAATCAGACTCCACATCCCCCGGCAAAACCAACGACGCCGACGACAAAACTAAGCCTCCTTCTCACCCTTCAACCGCGCCTCACGACGCTCCCGCAACTGATCCACCATCGACTTCTCCCCACCAGAAGACTCAACCGGCTGCACATCCAACAAATCCAACTGCTTCAACAACGCACGCAACGACTCACGCTGACGACGCTGCTCCCCCAACACCGAATCCAACACCACAGAAAACTGCGGAACATCATCCACCAACTCCTGCGACTCCTCATCCAACGAAAACCACAAACCACGCTTCGAACGCATCGCACCATCCAAACGGTCCAACACATCAGCACACCTACACGCCTCCACCAAAAGAACACGCGCAGAATTACTGAAATCACGCTGATGATGGGCATCCACCCACAACGTCTCACCACGCCGCCCCAGGCCCTTCGGAACCTCAGCAACCTCACCAGGTGCCACAACAGCCGAACCAGAAGCAGCACGCTTCTTCGCACGACCCTCACGACTACGAGCACGCCTACACGCCGCACACGGCTTCTCACCCGCCCTATGATGCGCCATATACCCACTCGGAGAACCACACTGCTCATGCTTCGTCGGAGGCAAACTAGCCATAAAAACCCTTCCCAAAAATCACACAGGCCAGACCACCTGACCAACACCAACAACACTACTAGGTGCCGCAAAAAATTGTGTTACACCCATGAATAGTATGCGCAGAATAAACACGGGTTTTATTGGGGAAATGTTACTGGCCAGCCCTGTCCATATACCGTGAGGGTGGACCTTGGGGTTTGGTGGGAGGGGTCCCCCACCCTGTGACCTGGGGTTTTGTTGGTTATGTGTGACGTTTTGTACTTTGTTGGTTTGGTTTATGCTTGAAGTATTTTATTTTCGTTGTTGTGTATTTTATGCGGTGTTTTTGTTTACCATTGAAGTATTGTTTGTGGGTTTGTTCCGCGTTTTTTGTGTTTTCCGTTGCCTCGTTTTGAGTTGCAGTTTCTGTGTGCTGGTTTGGTTTCGCCGTTGATGTCGCCGCCTTGTGAGAGTGGTATGAGGTGGTCGAGGGTGAAGGCTTGTGCGTGGAGGTATGGGAGGTTCATGTCTATTGGCTCGCCGCATATCCAGCAGATGGCTTCTTCGGGGTGTTTGGTGAGGTGTCGGCGTTCGCGGGCGACTTTGTTTTTCCAGGTGCGTGAGTGTGCGTGTGGGGTGTTTTTGCTCATGGTTAGTGGTGGTTGTGGTTGCCGGGCCAGGTTCCTGTGGTGTGTTTGTGGCGGATTGCGCAGTAGCCTTTGGCGCGGGGTCCGAGGTATGGGGTGAGGTGGGTGACGCAGCGGGTGAAGTCGCCTGGTGTGCCCCAGCCAATTTTGAGGGCGCCCTCGCCCTTCTCCCAGTATTTTATGAGGTTTCGTGCTTTTATTTGGCCTGGTGTTGGCATGGTTGGTGTCTCCTATTGTTGGTTGTTTCTTATTAGTTTAGTGGGTGTGGTGGTGTGGGTTCACAACTTGACTACAGCGCTAGCGTTGTATAGAATGGGAAACGTCCCCAAGGGGACAACAACTCAACAGTGGAAGGAGGCCAGATGCACACCATCTGGAGCGACATCCTCACCCTCATATCACTGGCCATCGCCTTAGAAACCCTAAGACGACAACCACCACATGAGGGCAAACACCGGAAGCGCAAACGCTACCGGCGAGGGAAACGCACAAAGTAGCCACCTAGGGTTCAGGAAGCCTCAATCATCCTGAACCCTGGGGGCTACCCCTCCAACACTAAACGAAAGGAAGCAACATGACCACACGAACCCTCTACCTCATCGCCCTGGCCCTGCTGGCCATATCCATCACCATCAACATCATCAACGGATTCACCACATCCAGCACCATCCTCACTGTCCTAGCGGTAGCGGTACTCGGCTACGCCACCTTCAAGAAAGTGTGGAGGAAATGAGACTACACATCACTGACGCGGATACCGGGCGGGAATTGTGGACGGTCCACCAGTGTGCTGAGCACTGTGGCATTACTGCTACGACGTGGCGCAGCTACCGCAGCCGCAGTGCACTGAACCCCTCTCCTGAGCCAGTGGCCCGCCTTGATGGCCGTACCCCTTTGTGGGATGCGGGTGAGGTGCGTGAGTGGCATGCCTCCCGCCCGGGTTCTCCTGCACGGAATGCGCCTGGGCGTGATGTGTGATTTTTGTGCCTTGTTCCGGTCACGAACCGGTGGCCTGCACTCGGGGTCTGAATTTGTCCTGGTGGATAGTTGGTGAGTCAGGCGACAAGGCTTAGCACCCCCTTTTAGTTTAGGGGGTGTTTGTTTTGGCTAGTGGGATTTCTCCCAGCTACTTATCCAGCGGCGTGTGGATTCTCCTAGGGCGGGGATGTGGGCGTGTTCCCATTCCCCTGCTGGTGGTTGACCGTTTGGCGTCCATGCGCGGGGTAGGTCGGGGCGTGGGGTGCAGTCGTCTAGGCGGCAGTAGTTGTCGCCGTAGCGTGGGTCGAAGATACGAGCGCCGTGCTTGATTTCTCCGGTGCTTTCGAACTCGCCCATGTAGATTACGGGGTGCGGTTTGTGCGGCACGTTTACCCATGTGCCCACGTGATTGGCGAGTTCTAGGGGCGTGAGGTCTGCGAGGGTGGTCATGCTTGTTCCTTGAGTTGGTTGTAGATGGGTGTGGCCTCCGGTGTGTGGTGGGTGTCGCCGTCTAGTTGGATGTGGCTGGCGTAGACGGTGAGGTGGACGAGGTGGAGGTCGGGCGCGAGTGTTTCTACGGTTGGGGCTTCGTCACTGTGTAGGAGTGGGATGCCGTCGAGTGCTTCTACCGCGTCGTATGGGTGGATGCGGATTTCTCCGGGGCGTCGGGAGGCTTCAAGCACCGCGAGAGCACGGTCAATGTTATCCATCCTGCACCTCCGTGAGTGTGTAGCGCTTGCCGGTCGGGGTGAGTATTTCGGGTGGGGAATAGACGTGGTGCTGTTCGCCGCCGCTTTGGGGGATGAAGTAGATGTTTCCCGTGGGTGCGCTTTGTAGAATCATAATCACTTTTCCCGATTCGGGGTGTTCTGCCTCCGCGAGGTAGTGCTCTTCGTCGTCCCATTCCACCTCGGCCATGGTGGGTTGTGGGCGCGGTGGGAGGGCTGCAAGAATCTGCTCCTTCCATAGCAAGTACGTATCTGCGTCGCTGGGGAAGTCGGCTACACACAGCGCTACGTTCTTTAGGTCCTCTAGCGCGTTGTGTGCATCGATGATTTCTTGGCGGGTTGGGCTGGTCATTGTTTCTCCTTGTGGTTGTTTTTATCGGTCTGCCCAGAGGTCGTAGGCGCGGTCTTGCCAGGAGTCGTCTTCGAGTTCTTCTTGTTCGTCTGGGTTGGGTTCGTTGGCGTCATCAAAGGGCCAGGGGTAAATCATTGGGTGCCTCCTTGGGGTGGGGTGAGGAGTTGGATTAGGTCGTTTACGGTCAGCGTTACCCACTGGTCTGCGGGGTTGGCGTTCCCGTGGCGCTTATGCACCACTACCCCGATGTGGGCGTTGTCGTTGTGGGCTTCTTGGTGGGCTTCTTTTATCCAGCCTGCGAGGTTTGGGCGGGTTGTGTTTTTTGCTTCGATGACGATGCGGCGGTTGTGGGAGTCGCGGACGTTGGCGATGTCGCCTTTGTCAGCCGCCCCGGTTTTGACTCTTCGGTCTATGCGGTCGTCGAGGTTGTCGCGAAGAAAGTCAGCGATTTGCCGTTCGAAGCGTGCTCCGGCTTGTTTGGCGCTGTTTCTGTTTCGTGCCATTTGTTGTCCTTCTAACGTGTTGAATTATCTTTCTGGACTGATTGCCCGCAGGTGTCCTGTTCGTCCGCCTATGAGGCCGCTAGGCCCTGTTTTGGGCTGGGATTCCGTCTACGCGGAATGTGATGGTGTTGGTCATGCTTCTAGCACCTGAAAGATGTCGGGGTTGTTTTCTTGCCCTTTGATTGCGACGCGCATGGACAGCACCGAGAAGTAGTAGCCACCATTCCCGTCATCTGCCCAGCAATGGGCTTGGGCGATTGGGTTTTGGTTGTGAAGAAGGCTGATGGTGAGGGTGTTGGTCTGTGACTCATCCGAGTGTTCTTCGGCGTTGTACTCGTAGGTGATGTCGGTGATTCCGGCTTCGAGGTTGTTGGGGTTGGTGATTTTCCAGGTGCCGAGGGCGTGGGCGCAGCAGTCTTGGTCGGATTCGTAAAGTTCGAGGGTTACTCCGTTGTTGAGGGTGAGGGTGTCATCATCGGCTTTGGTGACTTTTTGGCCGATGAGTAGCTCTCGGAGTCTTTGGTCGAGGGAGTGGGTGGGTTTGTTGTGTTGTGTTCCGGTGGTGAAAAAGTTGGTGTTGCTCAAAATGGTGGCTCCTTTGGCTTCTGGCGCGTTGGTTTTTCTTTCTGGACTGATTGCCCGAGGGGGCTGTGTTTGTCGCTCTGTGGGCCTTCTAGGGGGTGTTTTGGGGCGGGTTTATAGACTTTGCTGCCCTGATTTGTTTTAGGCGGCGGGTGATGTGCGCGAAGGTCTCCGCGTCTGGGAGTTCTTTCTGCTCACCCTGTTGCGGGAATACGCTGCCAGGCTGATAGCCGGGAATGATTTGCTGGTACTTCTTGTCCAGCATCATGAGCCGGTAGTTTTCGACGTAACCAGCGGTTTCGGGGTTGTCAGCCCAGGTTGCCCAGATGTGTTTGGCTGCTCTGCGGATGTCTCCGGTGGTGGCTATGTCTCCGTGTTGGGCGATGTTGTTTACCCAGTGTGAGACGGCTTTTTCCCAGATTTGGGGTGGGTAGTTGCGGTCGCAGAGTTCTTCTGCCCAGGCGTCGACGATTTCCCAGTCGATGGTGCCGTTTGGGGTTTCGAAGCGGGGGAAGTAGCGGGTGGCGATGGTTTTGCCTTTTTTGAGTACTGCGAGTGCGATGGCTCGTTTTTCTTCGTTGGTCATGGTTGTGGCCTTTCGAGTGCTTGTTGGGTGAACCAGTCTTTGAGTTCTGGTTGGTGGTGTGTGGCGGTGGTGGTTTGGTTGTTCTTTTCTTGGAGTTGGCGGATGGTTTCGGCGTTGCTCATGCGGCCTGCGGTGTGGGCTGTGGGTTTGGGTGGGAGTGGGTCGTCTTCCCAGCAGCCTTTGTTGAGCCATGTGGAGGGGTGTTTGGTGAAGGCGTCTTCGCGGTTGGGGTCGTCGCGGTATCGGCGCATGGCGTCGATGATGGTTTGGGGGTCGGTTGTTTTGATGGCTTTGGTGAAGGCTTTTCGTGCCGCTTTTTTGGAGACTTTGCGGGGTACTACTGCCCAGAATTCGTCGAATGGGTCTTCATCGTTTGAATCAAACTTTTGGTTGAGTTGATCATCTATGGACGGTTCATGGACGGTTAAGGATGGTTCAGGACGGTTTGTAGGACACAGCTGTGTCCGGTCGTTCGACCCTGTGTGTCCGGTCGCTCGGTCACACGTGTCCGGTCGTTCGGTCACGCGTGTCCGCCCGCTTTTGGGGGGATAGGACATAGCTCTGTCCGCCCGTTCTGGCGGTACGACAGGACATAGCTCTGTCCGCCCGGTCAATTTGTCCGCCCGGACACCACTGTCCGGTCGTTCAGTTGCCCAGTAGCACAGGTCCCACACCGTCGGACGCCGGTCCTCACGAATATGCTCCACAAATTTCGGGTTACCCTTTCGGATAACACCAGCCGCTTCCAACCCCGCCAACTTTCTCCGCACAGTACGAACCGAGCACCTAGCCCGCTCCGCCAACCAATCCTGCGAAGGGAACGCTGCCGACCCGTCCTCGTTAGCCCGGTCAGCCAACGCGTAGAGCACGAGCAAACTAGTCGGGTCAGTAACTGGGGCGGATTCCATCACCCAGTTCAAGGCTTTTAGGCTCATCGTTCTGTGCCTCCTTTCTCTATGGATTGGAATAGGTGTATGAGTGCGTCGAGGAAGTCTGGTTGGGCGCAGTACAGGTCGCGGGATTCGAGCCATGCGCGCATGTCCTCACGCTGCTGATGGGTGGGCATTAGAAGATTCCTAGTGTTTCTTGGGCTAGGCGTTGCGCGGTGATTTCGCAGTATTTTTCTTCAATCTCAAACCCAATCGCTTTGCGGCCAAGGTTCTTAGCGGCGCGCAACGTGGAACCAGACCCAGCAAACGGGTCAACAATGGTTCCAGGAGGGCACTGTTCGATTAGGCCTTCCATAAGGCTGATTGGTTTAGCGTGTGCGTGTCCGACATCTCTAGCGAGCCGGGTACTGGCAACACCAGGTTTCAGAATTGATGATTTGCTGGCAGGCTTTTTAGGAAATGGACCGATTAGGTAGATTGCTTCCCAGTTACGTCGAAACCCTGCAACTGTGCCAAGTACGCCACTGTCCATTTCTTTTTCCCAAACCAGAATCTGTTTCGTGTCATTTGGGTATGGCAGATGTGGAGCACCAAATACAACAGCTGGCTTCCCGCCCCATACTTTGAGAATTTTGTCACGGGCTGCGGTGTCTTTGTCATTCGCAATTGAAACGATCTCTTTTCTTCCTTTTCGCTCAGGAACTCCCCAATTGATCCCGTATGGCGGGTCGGTAACTAGCACGTCTGCTTGGTTGAGCATTTCGAGGTGTTGTAGGCAGTCTGCGTGGTAGAGGGTGGTGTAGTCGTCTTGGTAGTAGGGGTTCATTAGTTGCTGCTTCCGATTCCGTTGGTGCCGCGTTGGGTGTCTCCTAGTTCGGGTACTTCGGCGATGTTGTTGGTGGCGATGGGGACTACTACGAGTTGGGCGATGTAGGCTCCGGCTGCGATGTGCTGGGTCCGGTCGCCAGTGTTATGCAGGCTGATTTTCACCTGGCCGCGGTATCCGCTATCCACGATGCCGGTGCCGTTGCTCAATACGAGGTGCTTCTTGATACCCGTTGAGCTGCGCACAAAAAGCATTCCCACATGCCCCTCGGGGATAGCCACATGCACGCCAGTATCGCCCATACGGTGCGCCCCTACTGGCACTGTCAGGTCGTGGGATAGGGCGAGGTCCATGCCGGCATCACCCTCATAAGCAAACCGGGGCTGATGCGCATCCTTATCAAGTGAGTAATAAAGCAATGGGGTTCCTTACATAAAAGAAGGGGCTCCACAAGGTGCAGTCGGCTGCAGGTATCCTTGTAGGAGCCTCAAATTGAAAGAATGAAGTTCAGTGTTGTTTTCTTACGTCGACGAATCCGCCTCTCAGAATGATGATTACTATCTGTTGTCCGCACTCATATTTGATGAAGAGGGTAAATCCCGGCTTGAAGCAGGACTGTCAGATTTGCTCTCTACAGAGGCGAAGAAAGGCCACCTCAAAGGCACTGAAGAGCTTCATGGTTACGAAATAATGCAGCAAAAAGGCGACTGGTCGCACATGCATGTTCGTCTGAGCATCAATATTTATAATCGGGCGCTTAGCATCATTAACGATTCCGCCTCTGCCCTGTTCGTAGAATGCATCAACCGAAGTAAGCAAGAGAGGCGGTACGTCCGCCCATTTGACCCTCGAGATTTAGCCATTAGCTTCACCCTCGAGCGGATAAACGAGTTCTGCACTTGGAACGAAGAAAAGTCCCATGTCCTACTTGATGACCATTACACGGCGGAAGAATCTAGAAAGAACTTCATCAAATACCGAACTGATGGGACATTCGGGTATAAACCATCCAAGCTGGCTAGAGTGGAATCATTCGATTTTTACGATTCCAAAACTAAATGGGGTTTACAGGCGGCTGATTTGTGCACTTACATAGCCAATAGAATCATCTCTAAGCCTTCAACTAACCCTAAGGTCGTGAAGCTCCAGAACAATATGTGGAGTCGGTTAGACTCGATAAAAGAAGCTGGTCGAATTAGAATTTGGCCTTAGGATGCACGAAAGCCGCCATCAAAGGATGACAGCGGCTTAAGGCGATGTGGTGTTGTATACCTATACAATCACTACACTGACGATGATATAAACATCCGTCAAAGAAAGCAATACTCAACCCCGCCTGTGGACTGTGGAGGTCCTAGCTGGCGGGGCTAGTTGGTGGGGTCTAGGCGATGAGTTTCAGTGCCCAGATGAGTGCGTACACGGGGTGGTTTGAAGTGCCCCGAGTTTTGTTCCTAGGCATTTGCCTTGATTTCTATTATTTCTTGCGGCGGGTTCTGCTTCCAAAAATCGGTTTCCACTTCGACTGGTTTTCGGTATCCCAAGCTTTGGTGAAGCCTCATCTCGTTCCACC